TACTGCCAAAACTTCCATTAGAAGATGGAATACACAATTTAAAAATGGTGTTACCTAAATGTTGGTTTGACGCAGAAACGACTAAACCATTAGTAGCTGCATTAAGACATCATCATCGAAAGTTTAACGACAAGATGAGAATTTTTAGTGCAAAACCCGTTAAGGATTTTAGCTCACACGCTTGCGATGCTGCAAGATACATGGCTATATCTTTATCGGAATTACCAAAACAAAAACTAGCAGATCAGCAAATAGCTGAAAATGATTATGCAATACACACGGAGAAATAAATTATGGGAGGAGTAGTAAAAGCAATAGTAAAACCTATAGCAAAATTAGTTACACCAAAACCACCATCTATGCCAGCTGCTCCAAAACCTAAAGAAATAATAGCAGAGCCGCCTAAAGTAGATGAACCAGAAAGAGACGAAGAAGTACAAAAGAAACGAGCTGCTATTAGAAGAAACAGAAAAGGTAGAAGTTCAACAATATTAACAACAGCTGATGGCTTAGAAGATAACGAGCTAACAACTAAAAAAACATTACTAGGAGGATAATATGGGAGGATCATCAAGTGGAGGATCAGATAACGATGTATCTGGAAATGAAGCAGTATATACTGGAGGAAAAACTTATAGCTCAAGACAAACAAAAACTGTAAATAAACAAATAGCAGCTACTAATCAAAAAAATAGAGACGACAGAAGATCTCCTATTGCAAAAATAGCATCTGTGATGCCTATAGGAAAAACATTAAATAAAATCAATAACTCAAAATTTGTTAAAGATAGTAATTATAAAAGTAGAGTTGCTTTTGCAAAAAAATCTGGCAAATTTAAAAATACAGATCTTGAAAGTAAAGAGTTTGTTTTATCTAAAGGATTTAAAAATCAATTAGATGGTATGGGTTATTCTGATAAACCAAAAGATACAGGCGGAAATGATAATCAAAAAACAGTTTTAGCTTCAACACCTAAAAAGGTTATAGATACAGTTGATGGAAAACAAGAAGGAGTATTAAAAGTTAAAGATACTAATGTTGCTTCTACGGCTCCAACTCAAGCAGAAGTATCTCAAGCACAAGCAACAGATATGTCATCAGATCAAATATTAGTTGCAAATAAAAAAAAAGGAAGATCTCAAACTATTTTAAATAAAGCAAAAGGTTTAGGCGATACAAAAGCCACTATATTTAAAAGAACGCTAGGAGCATAGATGGCACAAGACCCAAAAGCAAAAATGGTAATGGAGAGATATAAAACTCTCAAAGCACAAAGAGTTACTTGGGAAGATCATTGGCAAGAAATTGCAGATTATTTTTTACCAAGAAAAGCTAACATTACAGAAAAGCATACTCAAGGCGATAAAAGACACGATCAAATATTCGATGGTACTGCTACTCATGCTTTGGAATTATTATCTTCATCATTAAATGGTATGTTGACTAATACTATTTCGCCATGGTTTGTTTTAAAGTTTAGAAATCAAATGGCAGCTGACAATGATGCAGCTAATGAATGGTTAGAAAGTGTATCAAAAATCATGCAGCAAGTCTTTGCACGATCAAACTTCCAACAAGAAATTTTTGAATTATACCATGAACTACTAGCATTTGGTACGTCTGCTATGTTTATTACTGATGATGTTAAAGATGATTTAAGATTTAAAACTTTACACATTTCAGAAATTTTTATTACAGAAAATGAAAAAGGTTTAGTTGATAGCTTAACTAGAAAATTTCATATTAAAAATAAAAACATACCCGCTATGTATGCAGATGCAAATCTACCAAGAGGTATTTTAACTGACATAGAAAAATCTCCTTACGAAGATACAACTATAATTCATTCTGTTTATCCAAGTGATAAGCCAATGGGATATGACAATAATAAAAATATGGATTATGTTTCTTGTCATGTTCACGAAAAAACTGGAACTTTATTAAGAGAAAGTGGATTTAAAGAATTTCCATACGTTGTACCTAGATATTTAAAATCTTCATCAAACGAAATTTATGGAAGATCTCCAGCAATGAACGCGTTGCCTGATACAAAGATGTTAAACACAATGTCTAAAACAACTATCAAAGCAGCTCAAAAACAAATCGACCCACCTTTAATGGTTCCCGATGATGGTTTTATTTTACCTATTAGAACTGTTCCAGGCGGATTAAATTTTTATAGAAGTGGTACTAGAGAAAGAATTGAACCATTACAAATAGGTTCAAACAATCCTCTTGGTTTAAACATGGAAGAACAAAGAAGAAAAGCTATTAGAGAAAACTTTTTTGTAGATCAGTTAATGACAACTGGTAATCAAAACATGACAGCTACAGAAGTTTTGCAAAGAACGGAAGAAAAAATGAGATTACTTGGCCCCGTGTTAGGTAGATTACAATCTGAATTATTGCAGCCATTAATTACTAGATCTTTTAACTTATTATTTAAAAATAATAAACTACCTCCAATACCAGAAGAACTTGGCGATCAAGATGTAGAAATAGAATATGTATCTCCATTAGCAAAAGCACAAAAGAGCCAGGAGCTATCTTCAGTTATGAGAGGAATAGAAATATTTGGATCGATGCAAGCTATAGCTCCCGTTTTTGATTACATAGATATTGATGGTTTAGTAACTCACATCCAAGATGTATTGGGTTTACCAGCAAAAATTATGAGATCAAAAGCAGAAGTTCAACAAATGCAACAACAAAAACAACAACAAGAAATGGAACAAATGCAATTACAACAAGCGCAGCAAGTAGCCGAAAGTGCTGGTAAGGTAGCTCCAGCTTTGAAAGTGTTAAGTGAATAGTAAAGATCTAAAACAACTAGAACTTGACTATAAACAAGTTTTTAATTCTCCAGAAGGTAAAAATGTTTTGGAAGATTTAAAAAAAAGATGCAGCTTTTATTCAACGTCTCACATAAAAGGCGATAGCCATGAAAGTGCATTTTTAGAAGGAACAAGATCAGTAATCTTGTTTATTAATAATATGCTCAACAAAAAACCAATGGAGGATAAATGAGTAGTGAAACAAACCAGGTAGCAGTTGAACCAACAAGTCAAGTGTCTGCGGAAACACCAGTAAGTGAAACAACTTTAACACCAGAAACAGTTGCAACAGATTGGAAGGCAAGTCTTTCCGAAGAAATAAGAGCTGATAAATCTTTAGAAAATATTAAAGATGTAGAAGGTTTAGCAAAATCTTATGTTCATGCACAAAAATTAGTAGGTGCTGATAAAATTCCAGTTCCTAATAAATTTGCTACAGAAAAAGATTGGGATGCTGTTTATCAAAGATTAGGTAGACCCGAAGATGCTTCTGGATACAAATATGATATTGCAGAAGATCAAACAATAGATGAAACAGTTTTAAAAAATTTTTCAGATCAAGCGCACAAACTTGGATTACTTCCTGGTCAAGCTAATGGTGTTGTAAAATTTTATAATGAAATGGCAGCAACAAGTTTACAAGAACAAGAAAGTATTGCTGTAGCTGCAAGAGAAAGTACTACTTCAGCATTAAAACAAGAATGGGGCCAAGCATACGAACAAAAAGTAAATGAAGCTGCTAATCTTGCAAGAACAGTTGGTATTAATGATTTGTTTGATGCTAATTTAGCTGATGGAACTAAACTTGGAGATAATCCAGTTATGATAAAAGCATTTGCAGAGCTAGCAAGTAAAATGGGAGAAGATAGTATTACTCAATCTTCTGGGCCAATTTATCAAACACCAGCTCAAATAGAAAAAGAAATTGGAAATCTAACACAAGCTGGATCTGCTTATTGGGATAATAAACATCCTAATCATCGTGCAGCAGTTGAAGAAGTTTTGGCTTTACGAGAAAAGAAAAACTCTGTATAGCTAAAAATATTGGGATAATCGATAGACCCCAAAAGACATTAGGAAAGACTAACATCTAAAAGATGTAAAATCTAGGTTTCGACCCGCAAGGATAATCAGCCGTTTTACTTAAACATAAACATAACCAAAAGGAGAACTTATTATGAGTTCAAATATAACTACTTCTTTTGTAGAGCAGTATAGTTCAAATGTAACTATGCTTTCTCAACAAATGGGAAGTAAATTAAGAGGTTCTGTTGATGTGGAAAATGTAACTGGAAAAAATGCTTTTTTTGACCAGGTTGGAGTAACTGCGGCTGTTCTTAGAACAAGTCGACATGGAGATACTCCTCAAATCGACACACCACATAGCAGACGGAGATTGAGCCTTGCAGATTACGAGTGGGCTGACTTAGTTGACGATATGGACAAAGTTAGAATGCTAGTAGATCCTACAAGCTCATACGCTAAAGCAGCAGCAGCAGCTATGAACAGAAGTATTGATGATGTAATTATTGCGTCTATGAATGCAACTGCTCAAACTGGTGTTTCTGGTGGAACTGGGGTAGCTTTACCTTCAACGCAAAAAACTGCAACTTCAAATCAATCAGATGGTTTGACTATTGCTAAACTTTTGTCTGCGAAGAAAATCCTAGACAATAACGATGTAGATCCTTCTTTAAAGAGATACATTGTTTGCGGGCCACAACAAATATCAGATCTATTAGGAACTACTTCAGTTACAAGTGCTGACTTTAATACAGTTAGAGCTTTATCAACTGGAGAAGTAAATTCATTCCTAGGATTTGAGTTTATAATGTCAACAAGACTAAAATTTGACGCTTCAAACACAGACGACAGATTAGTTTTTGCTTACACAGAAGATGCTATTAAATTAGGTATCGGACAAGATGTAAAAGCAAACATTACTGAAAGAGCTGACAAATCTTACTCTACACAAGTTTATTACGCAATGAGCATGGGTGCAGTAAGAATGGAAGAAAAGAAGCTAGTTCAAATTCCATGTCACGAATAATAACGGGAGGATATTAAATGGCAAATTCAATACAATATGCTAATTCAATAGCTGTTCCAGTTGTTAAATTAGACACAAACGAACTTGGTGGTAGAGTTAGAATAGCTTTTGCTGAATACGAAGCATCTGCTGAACAATCTACTATTACTATGTTTGCAATACCTAATGGAGCTAGATTACTTTCTGGAGCTGTTTCTTATGACGCTTTAGGATCATCTACTACTATTTCTGTAGGTTACGCAGCTCATACAAAAGCTGACGGAACTGCACAAGCTCTTGACGTTGATGAATTCAAAGCTGCGGCTGCGTCTACATCAGCTCAAAGTGTTGTAGTTTTAGATACTATCGCTTTAGGTAAAAATTCTGTTACGGATGCTAACGGAGACGGAGTTCCAGTTACAGTTACATTAGCGGGTGCTAATGGTACTGGTACTATCCAACTTCAAGTGCTTTACGCAATAGACTAATAAAAAGAATTTTAGGCGAGGGAAGCGAGAGTGGATCTCGCCTAAATGCAATGACAAAAAAAATCGATAAACCAAAACTTGTATTACACTTTAAGAGTGGCAATCATATTTATAGATATGTTTTAGTTGATCGATTTAAACACGATAACAAAAACCACTATGGTTTTGATACGAAACAAGAATTAACTGAAGCTGAAATATTTGCATTAGTTAAACCAAGACAATTAAGAAGAAAATATATAACCAAAAAATAGGAAAACATTATGCCAATGGGAAAAGGAACATACGGATCAAAAAAAGGTAGACCAGCAGTAAAATCTAAAAACAAAAGTTTAGCAGCAATGTCTGGTAATAAAAATAAAATTACTAGAGGCGATATTATTGCAGCAGCAAAAAAAAATAAAGGGAGAGCATAATGGCAAAACCTGGTTTGTACGCTAATATTCATGCTAAAAGAGCTAGAATTAAATCTGGTAGTAAAGAAAAAATGCGTAAAGTAGGATCTAAAGGCGCACCAACAGCAGCAAATTTTAAAAGAGCTGCTAAAACAGCAAAGGCATAATAAATGGCATCAGTAGTTCAAATTTGTAATTCAGCATTAAATCAATTAGGAGCTAGTTCTATTACAGCTCTTACTGAAAATTCTAAAAATGCTAGACTTTGTAATGAAAGATATGAAACAGTTAGAGACGCAGTATTTAGATCTCATCCCTGGAATTCTTTAATTAAAAGAGTTCAATTAGCTCAAGATACAACTACTCCAGCTTGGGGTTTTTCATTTCAATATACTTTACCAAGTGATTGCTTGAGAGTTTTACAAATTCAAAACTATGATGCGGATTATAAAATTGAAGGTAGAAAATTATTAATTAACGAAAATAAAGTTTTTTTAATTTATTCTGCACAAATAACTGATGTTAATGAGTTGGATGTTTTATTAAGAGAGACAATTTCAGCTCATTTAGCACAAGATATTTCTTATGCAATAACTTCAAATTTACAAGTTACAAAAATAATGGCAGAAAAATACCAAGCAAAATTATCAGAAGCAAGACATACAGACGCTAGCGAAGGATATAACACAGATCCAACACTAGGTAATACAGATCAAATAATAACAGACGATTTCATAAACAGTAGATACTAATTATGCCTAAACAACTTTTAAGCATACCGAGCTTTACGGCTGGGGAGCTTTCATCCTCTATGGAGGGTAGAACAGACTTTGCCAAGTATTTTAATGGCGCAACAAATATAGAAAACTTTGTTGTATTACCTCACGGGCCAGTAACTAGACGACCAGGAACTTATTTTGTATCTGAAATAAAAACATCAGCAAATAATACTAGATTAATACCATTTACTTTCTCAACTGAACAAACTTACGTTTTAGAATTTGGCAACAATTATATCAGATTTTTTAAAGATAGTGGTCAAATAGTTGAAAGCAATAAAACTATTTCTGCAATAACAAAAGCTAATCCAGCTGTAGTTACATCTAATGGTCATGGTTTTTCAAACGGAGATTTTGTAAACATTTATGGTGTTGTTGGAATGACAGAAATAAACAACACGACTTTTAAGGTATCTAATAAAAGTACTAATACTTTTGAATTACAAAATGTTGATGGTACAAATATTAATTCAACTAATTTTACTACTTATTCATCTGGTGGTATCATAAATAGAATTTACCAAATCACTACAGAATATACTACTGCACAACTTTTTGATTTAAAATTTGCGCAATCTGCTGACGTTATGTATTTATGTCATCCAGATCACGAACCTATGAAACTTTCGAGAACAGGCCATACATCTTGGAGTTTAACAGAAGTAGATTTTGGTACTAACGGGCCATATTTTGATGCAAACACAACAGCAACTACTATTACTCCACAACAAACCGCAGCTGCTACTGGTAAAACTTTAACTTTATCTGCAACTACGGGTGTCAATAATAATCAAGGATGGCTTACAACAGACGTTGGTAGAATTGTAAAATTTAATGGGGGTACTGCAAAAATTACTTCAAGAACTAACTCCACAGTAGCCGTTGCAACTATAGTTGATGCTTTTACTAATACTAATGCTACAGCAGCTTTTCAATTAGGATCCTTTTCAGATACTAATGGTTTTCCATCTTCTGTTTCATTCTTTGAACAACGATTAGTATTTGCTGCAACTAACGATCAACCCCAAACTATATTTTTTTCAAAATCTGGAGACTATGAAAATATGGCTGCTGGAGTAAACGATGATGATGCAATGGTTTACACAATCGCATCAAATCAAGTTAATGCAATTAAAGCTATGAAAGCTACAAGAACTTTAATTGTAATGACAACGGGTGGAGAATATTCAGTATCTTCTGGTAACGCATCTGCAATTACTCCTACAAATATTTCTATTGTAAAACAATCAAACTATGGTTCAGCAAGTGTTGACGCTTTATCTATTGGTAACGCAACTATTTTTTTACAAAGAGCTAAAAGAAAAATTAGAGAACTAGCTTACAACTTTGATACAGATGGTTACGTTGCTCCCGATTTAACAATTTTATCAAACCATATTACTGAAACTGGTGTAGTTCAAATGGATTACCAACAAGAACCATATTCTGTTGTATGGGCCGCAAGAACAGACGGAATATTATCTGGTTTAACATATAATAGATTAGAAAATGTTGTCGCCTGGCATCGTCATATATTAGGTGGTAAATCAGACACAACTAAAAATATTATTCAACAAAAAATTTCTTTCACTTCTAATACAACAGTTGTTAATACTACTAACAATACTATTACTTTATCATCCCATGGATTAGTAACTGGCGATCCAGTTTATTATTATGCTGCATCAAATGTCATTGGTGGATTAAATATATCAAGTCTTTACTATGTAATTAGAACTGATGCTAATACTATAAAATTAGCTACAACTGCAACAAAAGCAACAGCTGGAACTGCTATATCTTTTACTTCAGCACCAAGCTCAAATACCACTCAATTTATTTATCAAGGCATAAACATATCATCTAATTTTATATACTCATCAGCTCATGGATTTAAAACTGGAGATATATTTTATTATGATAATACTGGTACAGCTATAGGTGGATTGGTAGAAAATAAAAAATATTATATTGAAAAAATTGATAATAACCAATTTAAACTTTACTCAGATAAAACTTTAGCAACAGTTGTTAGTTTAACTTCAGCTCATACAAGCGAGCAAACTGATAATATTTTAACTCATTCTAAAGTAGAAAGTGTTGCAGTTATTGATGGCGATACAGACGAAGATCAAGTTTGGGTTATTGTTCAAAGATGGATTAATGGATCTGTAAGACGTTATGTTGAATATTTTACACCTTTTGATTTTTCACAAGACGTTACTGCATTTCATTATTTAGATAGTGGATTAAGTTATGTTGGCGATGAAACATCAACTTTATCTGGTCTAAATCATTTAGAAGGAGAAGTTATAGATCTTATTGGAGAGGGTTCAACTCAGACTTCTAAAACTGTATTAAACGGAAGAATATCTTTAGATAATGCAACTGAACAAGCTAAAGTTGGTTTACTTTATTCTTCTGATTTACAAACAATGAGATTGGATGAAGGTTATACAGAAACTACTCAAACTAAAACTAAAAGAATTTATGATTTATCAATTAGATTTCAAGATACAGTAGGAGCTAGCGTGGGGCCAAATGCAGCTAACTTAACTGCAATAGATTTTAGAGCTTCTGGATCTCCAATGAACTTACCTATTCCATTATTTACTGGAGACAAAACAATCGAATTTGATACGGGTTATGGAACTGAAGGATTAGTTTATGTTCAACAACCTCAAGCATTACCAATGACTATCCTGGGTATCTATCCTAGATTGGAGACTGAAAGTGTCTAATATAGAATTTGTACCTTTTGAAAACCAACACGCACAATTTATTTTAGATCAAGGATTAAATTCAAAATTATTAGAGTTAAGACCCGAACATAGAAAATATGCTTATTATCTTAAAGAAATTGGAATGTCGTTTACTGGTATGTATAAAAACAAACCCATAGCGGCTGGCGGAGTGTTTCCACTCTGGGATGGCGTAGCCGAAGGGTGGGTCTTGGCTACAAAAGAAATAAATAACTTTCCAATAACATTTTCAAAAGTTATTAAATTAAGGTGCGATATGCTTTTAAAAAATAATAATTTTAAAAGATTTCAAACAAGTGTTAAAGCCGATTGTGATGTTGCTATCCGATTTGCAAAATTTTTAGGTTTAGAGGAAGAAGGATTAATGAGGAACTACGGGCCAGATGGTGCTGACTTTTACAGATTTGCGAGGATTTTATAATGAGTTTTTTTGGAGATATATATGCGGGTAAAGCTGAAAAAAAAGCAGCTGAATACAACGCATCAGTAATAGAACAAAATAAAAAAATTAAAGAGCAAGAAGCTGAACAGATTATGTCTGTTCATAATAATTTTAATTTACCTAGGTTTGATAAAACAGTTGAACAGATACAAGGTGCAACTACAACAAGTTATGCAAGTAGTGGTGTTGCGTTATCGGGTACAGTTGTTGAAGCTCTTTACGCACAAGAATTAGAATTACAAACAGACAGAGATATTATGCAATTCAATGCAGAGAACGCTAGAGACACAGCAGAGAATGAAGCAATTATGATGCAAGCTGAAGCAGATTTACAAAAATATAGAGGTAAGGTTGCTAAAAAAGCTAGTTACTTTGCAGCGGGTCAAAGTTTGTTAAACACAGCAGCAACATTTAGTTAGGAAAATTATGGCAATAAAATTATATAAATCAGAATTAGAACCAACTTCTAAATCTTCAAATGTAGAAAACAAAGCATTTGTAAGTATGGCAGAAGCGGGATCTATTGGTAGAGCCTGGAAAGGCATGGTTCGATCTGGCGAAAAAATTTATGCTAAACACCAAGATATAAAAACAGATAACGAAGTTTTAGAAAGAACTAAAGAAGTTATGAATGGTTCAGATAAATTTGAAGGATTATCTGCAACTAAATTAAGAGCTTCTAATATGAATGATCCAGATGCAGCTGGTAAAGTTTATAACGATGACTGGCAAAATGTATTTGATAATGTGAATAGTTCTTTATCAGGCAAACAAGCTCAAAGAAAATTCAAAGCCTGGATGATAAAACAAAATATTAAAGATGTTAATGCAATTAAAAATTCATCAACTATAAATATGATTAACACTCAAAGAGTTAATACATTAGATGAAATAGAAACTCTTAAAAAATCTGTAATATTTGGAACTGAATTAGAAAGTGGAATAGCTGCAAAAGATTTATCAGATAAATTA